TTTCCCTTATATCTTTTTTCATATTTTACTCCTTTAACTCAATCTATACTTATATTATACTCTCATTGGCTCAAATAGGTGAAAGAATAACACGGTAAATAGTAGGGGATTGTAAACAATAAAAAACCCCCATTGCAGGAGGTTCTAAAGAAACTAATAATTATAACTATTAGCGTCTGGTTGGTCGGGGCTGAATACGTTAAACAGGGATTAGATATTATTCACCTTTACATATTCATCAAACAATAAATCCTTAATTAAAGACTTAGATTGAGATACAACTTCAGTCAATTCTTCAATACTCAACTTAGAAATAGTATTAATGATTTTAGAAACATTACCATCATTACCTAATGAAGCGAATTTCCATTTATAACGATATCCATACTTTTCCGAAGTCTTGGTTTGAATTATTTTTTCTAATTCATTTTCATCCCCTGGATTGGTAAAAAGTAAACGAACTGAAAGTTCATCCAAATTTAAATCCCCATTAACAATACCTCTAGCAACACCATGTGTTGCGCTAGGAGTTTTACTTTCATACACACGTCTAGGCATAAATGAAGATTTGCCACTATACCCGATATCTTTGTGTACTATTTTATTATCAATTTTCTTTATATCTTTAGTTTTTATTATCTGATACACACCATTAGAACCATTATATTTTGACCAGAAATTCTTCATCTTATTCGTTTGATTTGAATAAGAATATGAAGGGATATCCTTCATCGAAATCCATTCACTCTTTTCAATAATTTTTTCTTCCATTATATTCTCCATTCTATTTATTTTCTTCACGTGCTTTTTTAAACTCAAGATATGCTTTATACTCAGAGATAGTCATAGTACCCATATCAACATTATGAGTATTACGAATAATAACAGCATCAGATGACAGACCACCCTTACTCCAAGGTGTATCATGACCAAAGATAGCATCATCGATATCCAGTTCTTCACCATCAATACCACACTTAAAGTCTTGAGATGCTAACATATCAAACTTCTTATCACGACTAATAGTTCTAACGTCATCACGGAATGTTACTACATTAGCAATATGCATTAAGTCAAGGTATAACTCAGCAACTTCTTGTTGATTATATTTGTTAGCAAAGTTTTTAATTGCTCGTCTAGCAAACTCTTTAACAATTCTTTCCTTCTTATCAGTAGCATTAATCTTAAACTTTCTAACTTCAGTATCAAACTTATTAACAGCATTACCAGTCAAAAACGTATGTGCTTTGAAGAACTCTTTGGCAAATGCATCGATGTCGCCAATCTTAAAGTTCTTATTCTTTTCAAGTAAAGCAAACCAAACAAGTTGTAGTGCTGAGAAAGTATCAGTATTGAATTTTCTTTTAACACTGTTTCTAACTTTCAATGCGTCATCTAGAAAACGGTCAACCAATTTAAGTTTTGATTTACTAATTGGGGCATCTTCTTCAACGTATTCAGCAACTACGTCAAGACCAGCAGTAGCATTACCACTGTTAATAGTTTTAATCATAATAACTGCTACATATTCATCCCACTTTCTACGGGGATTAACATCAGTTGCCCAATTCAAAGGTTTAGGGGGTTTATCATTTTTTGCTGCAGCATCAAACAAAGGATGCACTTTATTCTCATACTCAGCATAGAATGAAACTCTAGAACGAATTTCCTTAGCAAAGGTAGATGTATCGTTTGACATAATCATTTCAATAGGATTAACTGGTGTCACAGTGTTAAGTCTACGGAAGATCTCAGTTGCCTGTTTATTGTTAGCAATATATATATCAACACTAATAATAATTTCAAGAAACGATTTCTGGATATCGTCTGGCAAGTCAAGGTATCTTAAACCATTAACATCAAACTTATTCATTTGAAAATCTCTCAATGCACGAATACGATGTCCACCATCAATTACTAAGTAGTCAGTTCCTTTATACACTTTTTGATTGTCATTATCGTTTATGATATCACGTAGAGTGATTAGACCGATAGAGTATCCTTTAAGTAATGACTCAATGATACCTTTTGATTTCCCCCATCCTTCTGAAACTGGGGGACGTTGACCGATAGGATTAGGGTTAATCTTACCGTTTAACGATGAGGTGATTAAGTCACCAACTGTTTTTTTGAATGTTTTTGCGGGTTGCATACATTTCTCCTTATATTTGCGTAGAACGTTGTCCTACTGTTAAATTCCGACTGTTAATCCAGTCGTTTGTGGATAGTTTTTCAACCATCCATACTACTAATTATACTCGACTTCAATTAAAAAGTCAAGTATTTACTACTTTATTTACCCAAAGAACGAATCAAGTGTTGCAACCTCTTCTGTAGAGAAGTGTGCTTCCCATTGCTTACTTCCATCTCTCTCAAACTTCGGATCAACAAACTTAGGTGTTTCTAATTTACCGTGATATCCAGCAGGGTTTCCGAATGCTAAATTGATATAATCATCAGCAATTTTCTTTCTATCAAAATTCTGAATAACTTTATAATTGTTTTCAACCATTTTCATATATGCATTCTCAGGGATATCCAAGAACTGATTGATTTTGTCTGCGTACTCTTTAGGTTTGTAGTCATACTTGAGCATCAGATAATTCTCATTCGGTCGAAATAGTGAACCAATTCCGTCATCGTTAGATGCGATACCTCTATTAACAGCAATTGGAACAGTACCAGTTCTCATAGCATCAACCACAACCCTATTAAAGTGCTCACCATATGAGTTTGACCAAGATGAGTCAATCATAAACAAAGACTCTCTCAGGATTCCGTCACGTCTTTCCTCAGTGATAAAACCAAGATATTCCATACCATTAGCAGTTGCATTATCCCATATCTTATTCCCTAGAATGTCCTCTGTTGCGTTTGGATCCCGTTCCTTTGTACAGTAGTATTCTGGTTTACACTTATCAATTGAACACATATAGTTTCTTTCAATTCCATCACCAGCAACATATACCTTCGCATCCTTTAAGTAAGGAACACTTGCTACTAAATCGTCAACACGTTTCCATCTCTTAAACGTTTGAGCAGATAACAACTGACGTTTACGTTCACTGAATGCAGGTGCTTTAGGTAATGGGTCAATCTGTTGAGGATTCAAAATCATTGCTCTAGGTAAATCAATTGACTCAGCACTTGCATATGCACTCGGATGTACGCATGCCAGACCATCAATTTTATGCTTCAACTTATCAATCCAAGGATACAACTTTCTCAAATTACCATCGTGAATGATAGCAACTTGTTTAGCATATACATCCTCTACCATAGGCAACCAATCAACGTTATTCTCTGTATTCTTATTCTTGAAACCGAAGATACTTTGCCAGATAACAACATCGTGAGTATTTGCCATATCAACAAACTCTTGAATACTTTTCTCGTTAAGGAATGAATAGTAATCCGTAATCCAACCTTTTCCTTGGTGGACTGGTAATCCAGTTCCTTCGCCAATGGCATATCCTTCGGCAAGGGTTGTAGGGATATCTACTTTCTTAGGATACACGGCAGTTGGTTTTAAGAATGCGAATGTCACCTCGTGTCCAACTTCTTTCAAACCTGCAATCAACTGCTCGTTATGATTAATGATACCACCAAAATTATTAAACGAATGTACTGGGACTAAAACTTTCATTATTCGAAGAACCCCTCTAGTGTAGTTTTCTCTTCAAGTGCTTCAGGATGATAATCCTCTAACCACTCCAAACCTTTATCTTGTTCTTTCAAGTAATCATACCATTCATCGTTATGCCACATTGACGGTGATACTCCATTCCAGAACGGTCTCCACAATTCATGTTCTTTATTCAACCTACGACTATCTACATACTCACGTCTAGTCTTTTCATAATCCCAAGTGCCTAACTTATCCATATCTTCACGGAAGTAGAAAATTAAACTCATGCGTAGCATATCTTCAATACCAGAGTCAGGTGCTTCAATAGGTGTGTTACCGTGGATAACTCTCATATTGTCAATCAGTAATAAGTCTCCAGGTTGGATATTAATTGCAGCACGTACTTCTGGTGCTACAAGATAACCACCCTTCCAACTCTTACCGTCTTTAGTAATTACTGTTAGGTTTGAGAACCCTTCATTCAAAGAACCCGCATCACGGTGGCATGCCATTCTAGCATTTCTATCACTTGTAGTTGTGTTCACGGTAATCGTAGTTAATGTAGTGTCTTCACCAATTAAGAATTTCTTATCTAATCTATCTGCAAACTCTTTTTGTTTAGCATAACGTCCAGGAATTAATCTAGCAAATTCTTTATCAAGTTTTCTTGCGAAAGGATAGCACTTCTCAAACTTCTCACGGTTGTGTTCTACATAAGAAGTTTCTCTACCATATGGAATACGTGGATATCTGCCATAGAAACCTGCGATACCTGACCACATAGGTGAAGCATAAGATGTATCAGAAATCATATTCTTACGGATATCTTTAACATATTCAGTTGCTTCATCAACTGGCATAGACGCAAAACGTTCCATAGCAACGTCAAAGAACCCAGTATATACACCGAACTCACCCTCAATCTTAGAACGCAACCAGACTGACCCACGGGTTTCGTGTTGCTTAGTCTTATGCTTTTCAATAATAGTTTCAATTGGGTTAGATCCGTCGACAGGTGTTGGTTGACCAGATGCATAATACTCAAGGATATCTTGTTGGAATGGTGTTACCCAATCACGGTGACCAGACTGTTCCACTCTTGGACCTGCTGCCATACCTCGGTTGTTAGATTCAACTGCTGAATCGTACAAACCTTCAAATGCTCCAAGTTGTTCTTCTGGGGTAAATACGTTCTTACGGAATTTAAATGCTAGTCTAGATTCGTCCATACACTTCAAGCATATGTTATCGCAATCTTGACTCTTTGTCATATCGCATTCGGGTGGGAGATACACATCTGCGTCATTATCAATCAACACATCATAGAAACTTTCGTCTACATATTTACCTAATAAGTCGTCAGCAGGAATCATAAACTTAGCAATGAATACATCTTGTCCTTCATCCCCTTTATACTTCTGCCACGTGTTACCATTGATTGTAATTTCTTCCATATATACTCCTTGATTAATTTCGTCTCTCATACTATTATACCCTTATTTAGACAATCTGTCAAGTTTTTTGATGACATATTCCAAGTCAGCATCTGTACAATATTTAGACAAAGTTAAATCAACCTCATCTTCAGTTGGTTGTACAAACATCTGATTAGTATCATCAAACCTACCTTCTTTGATTGTGTTCATCCAAATTACATACTGAGCATCTATCTTTTTTCTACATTCTATCAGTGGGCAGACGAAATCTAATACAACATATTTGGTGCATGCCTTTCGGGATAACATATACATTCTATCTGCTTGACGATGCCTACCCTCTACACTAAAATCCCAGTCATCATATTCCTTACGAATAACATCAGCATTTAACCACGTAGCACCCAACTTATCTGCTAGTCTATTTGCTAATGTGGTCTTGCCAGATCCAGGCAGACCCATTATTAAGATTCTCATTTTCTATCCAACTTTTTCTTATTACGTTTTGCTTGGTCAAGGTGAAACTTAGATGCTCTATCCATAAATAGGCCACCTTGTAGATGGTCGTATTCGTGTTGAAATGCTCGAGCAGTAAATCCATCAAACTTGATAGTTTCAACCTTACCATCGTGTCCAGAAAACCTTGCTTTAATGATTGTTGGTCGTTTAACCTTTAGAAATAAGTTGGGGAATGATAAACAACCCTCTTCAGCAAGTTGGATTGATTGCGAATAATCTACGATGGTAGGATTGAACACTGAGAAAATACTCTCAGGGATATGTGGGTTTCCTATAACAAATACATTATAAGGAATGCCTACTTGATTTGCTGCCAGTCCTAAACCATTATGGGCAATCATAGTATCACGCAGATACTCAAATAGTACAGTTGGATCCATAGGTGGATCTCTAAAGTCAAATCGTTGAGTTGGTTCTCTTAATATCTTATCATCAAGTTTCATTATCATTTCATATTCGTCCATCATACTATCCTGCTAAAGTTTTTAATTTTCTGAAATTCAATCTTACTTCTAAATTTGTCAATCAATACATCACCTTTATGTGATATGACAAATACGTTTGTTTCATTACCGAGTTCGTGTAATAGTTTTAAGAACTCATCACAACCAGTTGAGTCAAGTGAAGCATCAAATACTTCATCTAGAATTAATAGGTTGGTGTTGATACTGTTCTTCATCTTAGCAATTGCTCGCCAAGTGAATAGTAATGCCAAGTCCAGACGCATCTTCTCGCCCTCAGAGAAACTGGCATAAGAAAACGCATCACGATACCTGCTCTTAATGGTTTCGTTGAACTCTTCATCTAATTCAAAATTTACAAAGAATTCAAGTGATGCCAAATACTTATTGATTAACTTATTCATAATAGGTATGTACTGTCTGATGATTTTAGTTTTAATACCACCATCCTTTAGCATGCCTGACGCAAACCCAAGCAATTCTTTATCAATTGAATTGACTTCTTTCTTACTATCTAACGCATCCATATCAGATTTCAAATCATTTATCTTACTCTCTGAATGGTTGTCTTCAACACTCTTAGATTCGAGTGTTCTAATTCTTGTATTAGCAGACTTACCGTTATTCCTCATATGTTTCATTTCGGATTGGTGTTCTCTAATCTTTAATTGCTTATTTTGTATTTGTGATTGTAGAGTATCAATCTTGGTAATCTCTACAGTTAGTTTATCTTGTTCTTCAACCAACGTAACAATAGCAGACTCAGTTTCTGAAATAGATTTTTGAGTTGATTCAATCTTTTCTGCCTTAATCTTTAAGTCAATCAGTTGCTCGCACGTCGGGCAGTTGTCATTCTTTTCAAAGAACACTTTACGTTTATTGTTATTGTGTGTCTTATCGTGTAACTTCTGTAATAGTTCTGATACTCTCTTAGACTTAACCTTAACCTTCTTCTCATGCCCAACCTCGTCAAGTAGAGAGTCAACCTCGTCACCTAATTCGAAACAAACACCTTCAGATGTATTATATTTGGTTTCATATCCAGTGCGTTCTGTTATGATGGAATCAATTTGCTTGTTCACATCATTCTTTAGTTGCTCTAAGTATTCTTGTTGTACTTGTATCTTATCTTCAGTCAAATCAATTTGATAATTGATCTCTTGAGTTTCCTTTTTGTTTATAGAGATACGATCCTTTAATATGGTATTCATATTAGAGAAGATTTGAATGTCGAGTAAGTCTTCAATAATAATTCTACGATCGTAAGACTTCAACTGCATAAACGGTGTGAAGGACGCATTACCCAATACAACAATTTGAGTGAACGATTTGTAATTCAGTTTGAGGATACTGTCCTCTAACGTTTCTTGATAATCCCTAGAACTTCCAGGTTGATTCAACAACGTGCCATTCTTATAGATCTCAAACACGTTAGGTTTGATACCACGTTTAACTTCATAATCAATCTTACCGATGTTGAATGTAATCTCAACTAGAAGATCTTTCTGGTTGATAGAATTGAGTAGTTGGTTCTTCTTAATATCTCTGAACGGTTTGTTGAATAACACAAAGCATAGAGCATCGATGAAAGAACTTTTACCTGCACCATTCTCACCAACAACAATTGTGTTAGGAGATCGGTCAAGTTCTAGTTCGGTAAAGACGTTACCAGTCGACAGTATATTTTTATACCGTAATTTCTTAAAATGGATCATAATATAATTATACCCTATTCCCCCTCAAAAGTAAAGTTATGCTACATCCATATGTATTGCCTCAGAATATAACTCACGCATCAAAATATCCAATTTCTCTTTTGGAACTTTATCTGGAAGGTTGTCAATATACTTAGACATAATCGTTTGAGTAGTTTCTGCTTCATTGATAATGTCATCGTCATCTTCCAAATCAAGATTGAGATGGTCGTCAACAATTTGAATATGAATTGGATCTGCCTTATATAACTTGTCCATAAACAAATCAAACCAGTAAGGATTGTCGTTAGTTTGACGAACCACCTTAACGTATGAGTTTTTGTATGAGTCGAACGGGAAATCTAAAATTTCTTCAATAGTTTTATTATCATCTGAGTAGAATACTTTCTTGAACATTGACACTGGGTTTCTTACGAACTCAATTTCCCTCGTATCTGTGTCATAGATATGATAACCTTTAGCATCGTTGAAGTCTGCCCAAGTCAATTCATACGGACAGCCTAGATACTCAACGTTCTTAGTCGTAGACTTGTGATGAAAATGTCCAGAGCATACCAAGTCAAACTTATCGAAGTCTGATACTTTCATACCGTGAGGATTAGGCATACCTACATTCATTAAACAACCTGCGATCTCTAGGTGACCGAACATAACTTGAGCAGGTGTTTTATTCATAGCATCGATTGCTACATCATAATTCTGTGCGTTAATCCAAGGCATAATAAGGATATCGTGACCATCAAAGGTTAGTGTGGTTGGTTTAGAATAAGACTTAACCTTAGTCCCACCAAACAACTCATTCATAGAGTTTACTTCATTCGTGTTCTTAAAAGGTACATCGTGGTTGCCTACAATAACGTGTAGATCTAAATTCTTCTTATCACACACATCAATAAAGATATCCTTCATCTTTCTCAACGTAACGTAATTGATATACTTACGTCTATCTACAATATCACCCAAGTGGATAATCGTATCAATATTTCTCTTTTCTAATTCAGGGAAAAATTGTTTGGTGTAGAAATCTTCAAAGTAATCGTGGAAGTGCGAGCAATCAGATCTCGCACCCCAGTGTGTATCTGTGATTAAAGCAATCTTCACTTAACAACCTTTTTCATTTTTGCTTTCTCAAAGTTCTGAATAAACTCAGATTGATATTCTTGAGCACCATCACTAGATTTAATTCTTGAGTCGAAGTTACCGTTAGTATCGTGTCCTTGCATATCAGCAGTTTCACCAGTGATGTTTGCATTCTCAGTTGCCTTAAACTTAGTGTACAAATACTTCTTCTCTTTTTGAATACGTCTTAGGAATGCATAGTAAATAATTTGAGTGAAGTATGCGAATGGGTTTTGTGTTTTATCTGGGTTGAAGTTGTGCATATACCGTAAACAGTTCTCAATACCATCGCCAATCATATCCTCTCTAAATGTGTAGTTGATAAAGTTTGGTTTAAATGATAACCTATTAGCAATCAGTGAAATGCACTCTGCTATATAATTTGGGACTTTAGGTTTATCTTTACCTTGTTCCTCTGCTAGTTTAATTGATTCTTGATATGCAACCATTGCTGCATAGAAGTCTGGGTTATTTACATAGTTTTTTTTCTTCGCCATAATATTTCCTCTAATGAATACTTGTGTTTGCTATCTTTAAAATTTCTTGCATTACTCTACCTTGAACTTCTTCTCGGGTATCTTCCTTAATTCTCATTTCTTCTAATGAATCTAAATAATAATTTACCATTTCTTCTGGTGCTTCTGCTACTGCTATAATGTGGTTGAACATAATATCAATGACTGTCTCATCACCAAATAACGGGATCCAGGAAGAGACGAACATCTGCATCTTACGAGAACGAACATCCTCAGTCATTTGTAACTGTAATGGGTTTAACACTTCTAAGTCATAGGTGTCATCAGCATAACTCAATACATCTGCTAATACTGTCTCACCACTACTCAGTTTAATAATACTAATCGCCATAGTTTAATTTTATATTGTAAAGGGAATAATCAAATTCCTCTTGGTTATACATCTTAATCCTAACAGCAAAATGTTTTAATGTATGATTATGATATGACTTCCAACTTAGGTCGTCTGATATATCATAAAGGGTGGCAGTATCTTTACCATCTCCCTTTCTTAATACACGTCCAATTGACTGAAGATTACGAACCCTACTTTTACTAGGACTAGCAAAAATAATATTATGAAGACGTTTGATGTTGATACCTGTAGAGAATGTGCCATACGAAGCAATAATGATTGCGTCTTTTTCGGTTTCGGTGATTGCTCTAATTGCTTCTCTTTCATCTGCATCAACACCACCATGTACAAAGAATACTTTTCTGTCATCGTGACATTCCTCTTTAATCATATCATACAATTTCTTACCATGCTTTTCAACGTACTGGAATAGTAATAGTGTATTCCCTTTTCGGGTAATTGTCAAGTTCTTGATGAAGTTATTTCTATAAGTATTGCTTACTAGAAAATCCATCTCCTCTTGATATGTAGTTTTCTTTTGACGTTTACGTTCAGACTCAGGATATTTCAACACCAGACATTTGATTCTAAACTCTGATAAAGTTTTCTTATCGATCAATTCTTTAGTTGTAACAACTTTCATTACTGGACCAAACAAACCTTCAAGTACAAGTTTATTTGTTTGGGTGTCATCTAACGTTCCAGTAAAACCAAACCGATATTTACAATCAGTTAGTTTCTCCATAATCTTAGTTAAACTGTTTGCTTTGAAGAGGTGCGCCTCGTCCCCTACGATCGCATCAAACTGGTCAAAGTATTTCTTCGGGAGTTTGTATATGCTTTGCCATGTGGAAATAAAAACCCTTGCAGTAGGATGCTCCTTATCCTGACCCGACATTATCTTATGAGTTTCGTAAAACGTACCATCTGAATAATCAGTGAAGTCTGAATCCATCTGTGAGACCAAAGAAGTGGTTGGAACGACGACCAAAACCTTCTTACATTCCTTTCTCAAATAGTATTTTAGTAGTGAGTAGATGATAAAGGATTTACCCGATGCAGTTGGGGAAAGTATTAATGCTCTGTTCTTTCTAATAGCATGAGCAACTGCACGCAACTGATAATCTCTAGGTTTGAAACGTTTCTCAGTTAAGTATTTCTCAAGTCCATTCAATGGGATATCCATTGTATCTTCAAGACCATCGTGTATGTTTACTTGATAATCTCTATCCTTAGCAAACCTCTTAATATGGTCTAGTAAACCTACATAGATTTGCATAGAGTTTACGTTGAATAACCTTATCTTACCATCCCAAATCTTATTACGCACAGCAGGCATAAACTTAGCACCTGGAACTTCGAATGTGAAGTATTCTGATAACTCCATAGCAACACCACGGTCGCATTCAAGTTTCAAATAAACTTCATCCCTCTTGTGTATATCAATAATATCCATTAACCACCTGAGGTAAACTTCATCCAATCTAATGCTGACTTAATCTGAAACCCACGATTGTTTAAACTTTTAATAATTGAGTCTAGGTATGATACCTTTTCCTCTTGCATAGCAACCTTGATTGTCGATTCAATAAACATATCATCTGACTCAATATAGGTGCCGACTTCATTCTTCAATAACTTCTTAAAGAATTGCTCACGACCCATCTCTTGTAATTCGTGTCTATCTAACTCACCAAGGTAATACTCAAGCAAGGTTCTATGAGTTTTCTTATGCTTACCCTTTAACTTAATAAGTTGTACACGTTCACCCATATAGTATTTAAGATACTTGTTGTGCACCATTGGGATCTTAGAACTTTCAGATCCTAATTCAGTGTCATCTATTTTTGAGTCTTTGTTCCATTCAGAAACGATTTGTTCGATGTTCATAATATAATTATACCTTAAAAGGTATTAGAAGTAAAGTTACACTCTATAAAATTAATTGCCTTAAAACTTTACTTATCACCGATTTAGTAGTATAATAGAGGTGTGCCTCTTTGAAAAGGTTTAATCTATGTTATAGAGTTAATCTGATAAGAACGATAATTAAATGTTACATCACCAGATAAGAATTCAATATCAGAACCAGAAATATCAAATTCAACTGATGCAAGATTAGAAGGATACAAGTCAATAAACTTAATTTCAATATTAGGTTGATACTGAGAAGTCATAATAATTAATGAAGCATCAGAATATGTATCTGCCCATTTAGACTTTTGGTCATAACTGTCAGGGAATCCTAAAGCATTCATCCAATCAAATATCTCACGGTAATTCTTCATATCCTCATCAATCTTAAACTTGATAGACAAATCACTGAATTCTAATTTAGTTGACGGAATAGGTAGTTTGTTGAAGGGGTTCGTAACACTGTCAATACGCCCAAGTGCCATATCTGGAATAGATGCAGCAGTACAGAAATAGTTTACGTGAGGAAGTTTTTGGATTGTGAATCTGAATCCAATTGGGGATAGTAAACTTTTGTTAGTAGGTTCTGTAGGCATAATGTGTCGGGTAAATTCCTTGTACTATATTTATAACACGAAAAAAATCCCTCAATTAAGAGGGATTGGGCATGTTGCGTAACAATGATTAAAGATCTACTTGCTGTTATCCATAAATTCTGGATAAGCAGAAGAACCAGTCTCCCACATATCAGAACCAGCAAGTTCTTCATCTTCACCTACTCTCAGACCAATAGTCTTTTTGAGTAAGTACCAGACAATTAGTGAAGTACCAAATACAAATCCGAAGATTGCACCAGTACCAACTGCTTGTCCATATAATGTAGCATCAGTATTTAAAATTGGAACCAACATTAGTCCCACAATACCTGCTACTCCGTGAACACTGATTGCACCCACTGGGTCATCAATACCCCACTTCTCTAGCAATGCCATAGAAATAGGAACAATCAAACCACCAATCGCACCATATAATGCAGCGATTTCAGGTGAAGGTGTTAGAGGATCTGCTGTAATAACTACCAGTCCTGCTAATGCACCATTCAGAGTCACATTCAAAACGGTCTTCTTTAACCAAAGTTTTGAGAGCACCATTGCACTCAGTAAACCTGCAGCAGCCGCAGTATTAGTATTAACAAAGATTTGAGCAACTGCGTTAGCATTGTCTAATCCTAAAATACTTAACTGTGAACCACCATTAAAACCAAACCAGCCCATCCAAAGAATAAGTGTACCTAGAGCAACTTGCGTTGTACTAGAACCGTGGATAGCAACGGGATTTCCGTTCTTATCATACTTACCCTTACGTGGACCAATTAGTAGTACTGCCGCTAATGCAGCTGCAGCACCTGCCATGTGTACAATTCCCGAACCTGCAAAGTCAAAGAATCCTACTTCTGACAACCAGCCACCACCCCAACTCCAAGAACCTTGAATTGGGTAAATCACAGCAGTAAAGATTGCTGCGAAAACTAAGAATGACCATAGTTTCTTACGTTCAGCAACAGCGCCAGAAACCACTGACATTGCTGTTGCTACAAATACTACTTGAAAGAAAAAGTCACTCATCAATGCGTGGTCTTCTGGAGCATTCCATCCACCGTACATTAATTCGTAACCCACAAACAAGAAGGTTAATGACGCAACACTATAAAGTGCTACGTTTTTTATAAGGATCTCAGTTACGTTCTTCGAACGAACCGATCCTGCTTCTAACATTGTAAAACCTGCTGCCATCCACATCACTAAGACTGCTGAGACAAGGAAGTACAATGTATTTAGTGCATAGCCTAAACTATTCAATTCCATATATTTCTCCTATATTGGAATTGCTACACAACATTACAAACCTATTTATAACACTGAAAAGAATGCGAAAAAAAACCCCAACCGAAGTTGAGGTTTTATCTAGGGTTTAACTAGTGATTACATTAAGTTAGTAATCTTAGTCAAACGGTAGTAGATGTTACCATCTCCAGTACCTAAACGAGCAGCAACACCATTAGCATCGTTAGTAGCAAATGGGTTTGAAACCATGCCGTAACGAGTCTTGAAGCCAATCTTAGGTTGGAAAGAGTTCTCACCAACTGCACGAACCATTTGTAAAGGAACGTATGGGCAGTAGAAGATACCAGCATCGAATGCAGAAGAACCTTTGTAACCCATTGTGTAGTAGTTGTTAGTTGCATCTGAGAAGTACGGATCAATATAAACTTTGATACGACCGTTCATTACACCAGCAAAAGTATTACCAGTATCATCAACTTGTAAGTTGTTATTCAACGCAGGAGTGTAATCTAGAACACCAGCCATTTGAAGTGCAGAAGCAACGTCAGATGAAGTGATCATAATATTACCCTTACCACGACGAGTTGCTTTAGCAATTTCGTTAGCATCACGTTCGATTTGGAACATAAGACCTTTAAACTTCTCTACAGACCAACGACCATTAGAATCAGTATCTAAGTCGAAAGTACCAGCAGTAGTAGTGTTCTTTTGAGCACCTGCTACAGCAGAGTAGTTAATTGTACGAATTACTTCACGGTTAATCTCTGAAAGGATTTCAGCAGATAAGATGTTAGATAATTCAGTCTCAGCATCTAAACCATGTACTGCTTTAAGATCTTGAGCAAGTTCCATAGTGTATTCTGCTTTCAACGCACGAGTAACTGCAGTAACTGCAACTTTCTCGATTGAGAATGCCATCTCGTTGAAACCGTTATTAGCAGTATCACCAAGTTTTTCAGCATCAGCAGTAGACATACCAGTTTCAACAGTATAGCCAGAACCAGAAGCACGATCCGAAGGATCAGAACCAGTTTGAGCAGTACCTGCAGCACCGTTAGCAACACCTAATGAAGCAGTATTACCAGAAGCAGATGCAGAGAATGAAGTATTTGCTTCATTGAACATTGCTTCAGTACCACTTTGTGAAGAGTACTTAGAACGCATAGCAAAGATAAGTCCAGTAGGACCAGTCATTGGTTGAACACCAGCGATATCATATGCAATTAGGTTAGGCATAGAACGACGAACTAGTGATATTAACACTGGATCGAAGATATCTACGTTACCTGCAGATGCAGTAGATGAAGAACCACCCATAGCGTTTGCAGGTGATGCTTCACCTAGTAAAGTAGGGGCAAAGTTGCCACCTTGATTAGACTGCTCTCTGGCAGCGATTTCTTGGTTTTCTAGCAAAGTAGCAATAGTTGCCTTCTTGTGTGCATCCGTGATTTTATCTAGTTCAGGATGCTCAAGAACTGGCTGCCACTTATTTAGCAAGTTTGATTGAGTCATTTGTTTCTCCGTTATTTGTATTTTTTAAAAATTTAAACTTATCGAATACTATTTGTAATAGCACTCATATAAGCAGACATTTCTGGATCAACAGATGTTACATCATTATCAATTTCCAGAGGTTCATCATCTAGGTCTTCAGCAATTACTTCTTCCGTTGGGAAGTAGTTTTCCTTCAGTGTTTCAAGTTTTTCTACATAAGAATCAGCATTATCAAAATCTACACCTTCAGCAAGTGATTTAAGTTTGATTGCTTGTGATTCGGTTAAACTATCAGAAACATTTGCTAGAATCTCATTTTGATTTGATTCAGTAATATCTTTCTTTAGTTCAATGTTCTTTTCCATTTCTTCGTTAAGAGAATTTTCCATTTCTTCTAACTTCAATGCCATTTCATTTACTAAGTCAACTTTCTCTTCAGGAATGTCAATGTAGTTTTCAGTGAATAAGTCTTTAAGACCAGTCATAAAGTTTTCAGTAATTTCGTTCTTGATGCCAGTTTCAACAGCAAGTTCGTTTTCCTTCATCCATTCTTCAGAAACATATTCTAAGTAGTCATCTAACTTAGTAGTTAAAGACTCAGTAATTTCTGCTTTCTCAACTTCAAGGTCTGCTTCCATGTCAATAGTAACTGACTCTAAAATGTCATTTACTTTAGATACGATTGCAGATTCAAAGATAGTAGTTGCTTTAGCAATGAAATCTTCAGATAAGTCTTCACCGTTAAACATTGCTTTAATATCTTCAGCAACATCTACGTCATCAGTATCAATCTTCTTGATATCTTTGATAGACTTCTTCTTTTTCTTATCATCTTTATCGTCAGCATCATCTTCGTCTTCATCGTCTTTTTCAAAACCTTCAACTTGTAATGCTGCCATGATATCTTTATAAGAATGCTCAAGGTCTTCTTTCTTCATGCCTTTAACAGCATCAACCATGGCAGTAACCATAGCAACCTTAGTTTTCTTAACAGATGAACCTTGCTTTGGGTTATCTTTCTTATCTTCATCTTCAGGTTTAGCACCTGGAGGTGTCATTTCTTTAGTCTTCGGATCTGGTACTTCAGCATCCACACCAAATGATGCCTTCGCTTCCTCTAACTCTAATTCGTTTAATTCTTTTTCAGACATTTTTGAATGCTCCTATTAAAAAGTTTCTTTATATTAACAATTATTTATAATAATAACTATTTTACTTATTCAGAGAGTTTAGAAAGGTTTCGAAGATCTTAAACTTCTTATCTTCTACTTCTTGAACAGACATTTTAATCACCTGCTCTTTCATATTCTCTGCTTGCTGTACTGACCAGATACCATTTTCGAAGATCCATTCCCTTTCTTCCATAATACCCTCGACAAAGGCAAGTGGGGCACTTGGATCAGCAACGATATCACCAGCAGTTGCTAGATAGAAATCCTTACCGACCTGTTGTACACCACCCTTACCTGCAGAAAGTGTTCCCATGCCTCTTGACGAAACACCTAATTGAGCACCTTCTTTTATTAATGACTTAACGATAGCACCGTAAGGTGTTTCGGTCATAATCTTTGCTTTACCTACGAAGTTATCGCCATCTCTTTCCAACTTAGTAATCATATGAGATACTCTCTCTAGATTAATTGTCGGACCTTGTGGATGACCAAGTTCACCGTAAGCACGATTCTTGTCTACATATTCTTTGTTGTAACGAGCAACTTCTTTCTCTAAGATCTCAGTTGGGTAAACTCTACCATTACGGTTCTTAAAGTTACCTTGCATAAACACGCCTTCAATGAAAAAGTTATCCTTTCCATCTTCCTTTGCTTCTGTGATATAGTTTATATCCTCGTGTACTTCTGATAATAATCTCATAGTTATGCTCCGTTCTCTGCAACTGCCGTAGCATAAGTTGCAGCATTACAAATTATAGTATCATTAGGACGTTTACGAATAACTAATGAACCGTTTGCTGGGATTCTGATTGTAACAGAACCACCTGCGTAATTTCCATTCTGACCGTTACCGTTATCGATAGCAGTGTTAGCAACCGTTAAAGTTCTAGCAGTACCGTCGTTAGCAATATAAACAGCAGTTGCTTTATATACGTTAGTTGCTGATCCTGTTGCTACTGTATTTGCTAATGGTTTCATATTATGCCTTATGTACGATGTCTAACACTTTCATCAATCCAGCAGGATCTTTGTTTAGTGTAGCAATTGCTTTCTTCTTATTATTAGGGTTGAGTTTATTTAAAACTGTAACGATTTGTTTAGCAGTTCCCATATCAACTGTTTCTTGTTTACCGTTGGCAAATTTAACCTTTCCTGATGAATTCTTTGATGCAAGTGTTTTAACAATAGTTTGTAAGTCAGACCAAGCATCTTCATTAACTTCAACTGATTCGTTCTGTGACTTTTCTCTTTCAATACATGCTTTAAGTTTGTCTTGTAATGCGCCAGCATTAGGACTATCGTTTTCAGATGCCTTATCATATGCTTCTTTCTCATTACTACATGCACAAACTTCTTCACCAATTAACCCTGACTTAGAAAACTTATCTAATTTAGTTTTCAACCATTTTTTATCTAGTTTGTTTCCAGGAATACCAACTGAAGTTTCACCATTACCAGTGAAATATGCTACATACTCACCATCATTGTATAAGAATGCACGTACACGAGCACTTCCTTTCTTTAAATCAAAAACTTGTTTATACGATTTCTCATTAAGTTCAACATCTTCATTAATACCTTTGATAGAACCATCAAACTGATGATCACCAGCAACAGGGTGCTTAGTGTGAGTCATTTTATGTGTATTTTTAAAGTCTTCCTCACCCTTAGAACGGGGTTTGATATCCTTTACTTCATCATCACTATCTTTCGGTGCGACGTAGTCTTGGGCAATAGACCCTTCGTTAATAAAACTTTTAAATGTCTTCATCTTGACTGTCCTCTATATCGTTCATAAAATTAGCAGCAACTTCGTGTTTCTTAATTGCAACTGAATCTTTAATTTTGTCCATTAAAAGAGAACCTACCGTATCCTTAAATTGTGATGCATTACCATCACCTGCCATTGATACTGCATCATTCATAGTGTATTCGCTCATATAATTCTCCTTTTGAATATTTATAATATTTAGAAGTCCTCATCTTCTTCTTCACCCTCTTCAGGTGCTTCTGCTTCAATCTGCTTATCAATCTGTTTAATATCATCTTCACTCTGTTTAAGAACTTCAGTTCTAATCCATTCGGTGGAGTAATACTTACCAGTGTATTCATCAACATCACGTAATACCGATAGACGTTCTCTAAGCACTTCACCTTCTTTAAGTTCGGCGAAGTAGTTATCTTCCATAAAATCGTAATTGATAGAGTCTTTCATCTCTAA